GGACAGCGCTTCGGCGGCTTCAGCTTTCGCTTCCGCCCTTGCTTCAGCTTTTGTTTGTTGCTGGCTCATATCGGGATTGAGTTTTACCGTTCAGAGGGGTGGACATAGCCTGCCTTTTTCAAATCTTCGCGGGCGGCGGCTAAAACCTTCTGCATTCCTGAAACCTGAGTGGTTGCCGTCTTGGTGGCGGCGGGAGGCGTGGGAACGGGCGGCGCGCCAAGCTGCGATTGCGTTTGCTGAACCTGGCGGGCGACTTGGATTTTTACTTCCTCATCCTTGCCGGCCAATTTCTCGTTCAGCGCCTTAATCGCGTCGGCATTTGCGGAAAGCTGCTTTACCGCGGCATCGCGTTCGGCAGTCAGCGTGGAAATGCTTTGTTTGGCGGTCGCAAGGTCGGATTCGAGTTGCGTTGCGCCAGCAACGGCTTCGGAGTTGTTCGCTTCGACGGCTGCAGCGGCCTCGTCGCGTTCCTTGGTGAGTTTTGCTACCTCAGCTTCAAGCCGTGTGATTTCGGCATTTGCCTTACCTACGTTCCAAAAGCGCGCCATATTGCATTTGGCACAGCGTCAACAAAATCAACTTTCGAGCAATTCATCCATTGATTCGACTTGCCCATCGCAGAGCCCGATTTCCACGGCTTCGGTTCCGCTGAATATCTGGCCTTGCATATACTCGCGGTCCACTTCGCGGTTGAGATTTACCGCCTCGGTGAACTGGTTATAAATGTTATCCACTTCCGATTGCAGCATCCCCTTTTCTTCATCGTTCAACGGCCTCCAGTAAGCGCCGAGAAGCTTGTATTTCCCCGCGCTAATCGCCTGCATGTTCACGCCCTCATTCTGCATCATGCGCGACATATCCAGGTAAGCGCACCAAACGCCGATAGAACCGACGGATGCACTGCCGGTGGTGTAGAAATACTGGCATTGAGACGCCAGCCAAACGCCACCTGAGCAACATTCTGAATCGGTGAAGGCTATGGTCTTTTTGTCTCGGATGGATGCAATCTCTCGGCCAAGTTCAGGAAGTCCGGTGACGCCACCGCCCGGGGTGCGAAAGTCGAGAATGATTTTCTCAACCTCGGGGTCGGCTACTGCCGCCTTTATCATCCCGCGAACGGTATCCAGTCCGCAGCCGCATGAACTGGCGGGTATGTCAGATTCGTGAGCGGTTAGAACGCCGTGAACCGGGATTACCGCATCGGCACCGTAGCTTTGCCAATCCGGCTCGATTTCGTCGTCGTCATCCGGTTCAGTTGTCGGAAGCGGCATCGGCATATCCCCGCGCATCCGGGTTTCAAGGATTCGGCACAGCGCGGCGTGTCGAGCCTGGGTGATAACCAGGGGCTTATAGAAAAGCTGCTCAACACAATGCGGATACTGTTTCATTTCTATTAGTCGATTGCCGTCAAAAGGATTGCGGCTAATTCTTCGTCGCTTTGATTCCATTTCCGAGTTGCCTGCACCCTGCGTGAGAACCTTATGCCACACTTTGATTTTGCGTTAGCCAAGCCACACGCAGACGATTGAGATCCTAAGAGAAGATTGGAATGGCATACCACAATCGAACCTCCTCCAGCAACCAACCTCGACTCGAACTCAATCCGAGAGGAAAATCCAGCAAGAGCAACTGTAGGAGTTACATACTCCCCATCCTTCCTTTTTCGCTTCTTTGTCTTTTTGGCGAGCGCATTCCAAAATCTGACGGAAAGCCCTCCACCACCGCCGCCAATTGATGATGGCGCTATAGGAGGAGTTGGTTGTAGTGCGGTGAATGAAGTGGAGAAACTAAGTGATCCGCTGGCGACAATGGTGCCCGGCTCATCTGAGAAATTAGCCGTTGATGTGAATGTGACCCCACCAATGCTGACGATTGTGGCACCGCCAGTTGTGGATTGTGGTGCCGCGAAAATTATCGACGGCCCAGTTGCGAGCGCGGCTGAACCGTTGAGCGCGTCGCTCGCGGAAAAGACTATCGGTGCCGAATCTGAGACAGCGCCGGCGCCGCTCAGTGTTTCCGGCGCGGCAGAGAACGAGTTGGTCGCAGTTTCCGTAATCGCGCCGGCCCCTTTCAGTGTGTCGGAATTAGCGAAGGCAATCGCTCCGGCTTCGGTAATCGCACCTGCGCCCTTGAGCGTGTCAGTTGCGGCAAAAGCCAAAGCGGCAGCCTCCGTGATGGCCCCCTTGCCGGCCAAAGTGTCGGATACGGCAAAGGCGATAGCGCCCGCATCTATGATTGCGCCAGCGCCTTTCAACGTATCCGAGGCCGCCAGAACGATAGCTCCTGCCTCAGTTACCGATCCAGCGCCAGAAACGGTGTCAGTGCTGGCAAGGGCCATCGCCGCGCTGCAAGTAATTGCGCCAGCACCCGCGAGTGTGTCGGGCGAGCTGTCCAGTGAAAGTGCGGCCCCGGAAATAAAGCCGCCGGTTTGAAGCCGCGGGTCTCGAAGCGTTACATCTGTAAGAACTGACACTACGAGGTTGTCATAGGTCATGTGGTTGGTTCCCACGCTGCCGAAGCGTGAGAAGCGCAAGTCGGTCATCGCAAAGAAACCGGGGCCGCTTATAGAAGTATCAGTGACTGACGCGATGAGAACCCCGTTGGCGAAGCCCGAAATGGTTGAACCAATGGCTTTGACGAGCAAGGTCTGCGACAGGCCGGAGGTCGTTAAGTTCCCACCGAGCTGGGTCATTACTCCGGCTACTGCTTTATAGAGCCGAGCCTGTGCTATGTCCGGAAACCAGGCGACGAAATAGTAGGAGGCGAGATTTAGCGCTGGGTTGGCTCCGTTGTATCTAATCCCAATATCGGCATCGACGGCATCTGTGTTGTTTGGGTAGGCGACGTCCACCTGCGCCTGACAGTCTGCCGGCAATAGCTGATTAACGTAATAAAACGGCCCGGTGCCGGCGGTCACCTCATCCGTCGCTTTGCCCGTGGCCGCAATGTCATTTACGATCGGGCTGCCCGATTTCACCCAGGCGGAGCCCTGATCGGTGAGATGGGTATTTAGGTCCGCGTCAGCTCCGATTGTGAAGCTATCGGAGATTAGCGTCGTCTTGGGCGGCTGAAAAAGGAATATGTCGGGCATGTGGTCACGATCCGGTGAGCGTATTCAGCGACGTTCCCGCAACGTCTGGAGAGCCGGGCAGGTATGCCACTAGGTAGCACTGGACGCTTTGAGCTACGCGAAACGAGAATAGTCCGTTAGCGTCCGATGTGGTCACGTTCAGCTCAGCATCATCAGACGTGCGAAATAAATGGACGGTGCAAAGTCCAAGCGCCGCCCCATTAGTATCCCTGGTCGTGCCAGAGATTAAATAATTGTATTGGCCTTCTGGCGTGGCCTGGTCGCGGAAGCCTGTGATTTCGCTTGCGACGGTCGAAGGAACGCCAGTGCTTATGTTGCTGGACTGCACAACTCACAGATCAGTTCCTGCTGAATATATATGCGTAGATCGTCTGCATACTTGGCGATCCAACGGTGCCGCCCAAAGTGACGTTGATCTCGATGTTGCTCAAAATCGTGGCGTCCAGGTTAGTGACCAAAGTTCCACCGAAGGCAATCACAGTGCCGGCGCCAGCGGTGGCAATCGTGCCCTGGCAGCAGAGTTTTCCGCTAAGGAAGGCCTTCGATGCTGTCGAGACTCCGATAAACGTGAACACCAGTTCGGCGTCCAACGTCCAGGGCAGCGCGGACATGACCGGGAGCGTTTGCGCCGGGCTCGCCCCGAGTGAGGTGCCGCCTGTGCCATACTTCGGAGTGATGATCATCGTGGCCGTGTTCACACTCATCGTGATAAGGCCGCCCGCCCTCACGCAATAAATTTTGCCGGCCTTGGGATCGTTGGCGAAGATCGGCGTCCATGAGGCCGCAGGCCAGAGGGCGGCTATTGAACCCGGAGTGAATGACGATGGCGCCGTGATTGGCGGATCAATAAACGGTCCATCGTTGAAAAGTTGTCTGCCCATAAAGTTAGAACTGTTTGCGGAGTTGGTTTGGTGATTATGACACGCTCAGAGTTCCCGCCCCTATCGCAATCGAGGGTGTGATATTTGGATTGACTACCAGTCCCGCGGCCGGCGAGCTGATGAGGCAGCGGAAAAGCAAATGGCCCGCATTGCCCGTTGTGGCGGTTCCTATTCCCAGGTAAGTCTCAGTCTCCGGGCCGGTGCTGCTCTGAGGAAAAGCGATTGCTTTGGCGTTGGTCGCCGAAAGCCCGCTCACGGTCCACCAGGTATTATCACGCGCCATCGCAACCCGTGCGTAGCCCGTGTACGCTGCTTCGCTGGTTAACTGGCTGCCGCCCACGCCTGGATCGGCGGTGTGGAGACTCGCGTAGAGCGATCCGGCTGTGCCCGCTGGCAGACCGGAGGCGTCGCCGATATTGGCCCAGGCTAGGTTGTTGAGGACGTGGTTTAGCAGGGCTGCGCCTGCCTCGGTTGTGATTACTGACATATTTGATTAGCGTTCTTCAATTTCCGCAGACGTGATCACCCCTTGAGTATCGCGCTTGAATATCAATTTGCGTTTCGCGACTCCAGGTCGGTTCTCGATATTCAGGGTTATCGGTGCGCCGGGGTGTTCGGCCTTAGCGTCGGACGATTCTCCCGGCTTCGGATTTTGGGGTGCATTAGAATTATCGTCTTCAAGCGCGTTTCCACCCTGGTCCTTGCGCGACATTGTGAAACCAACGGTCCCCGTCATGCCCAGCTCGGTCATCGCCTCCTGGAATGAACAATCGGGGTGCGCTTTAACCAAAGCTTCAGCCCGCGTCATCTTGTCATCGGCCTCGACAAAGCGTTGCTCACGCCTCTTCTGCCAGTTGCCTTGCCGCCTCGCCTGGATGTCCTCAAGGTTGATCCAGCCCTGCTCGTATTCCATGAGGTCGGTTTGAGACTCATACCGGCGGTCGGCGGTAACGTCCGGTTGGCCGCGATAGCTCCACTTGAACCAATCGGGGTCGAATGGCAGGTCGCCATTCTTGATTGCTTTTGCCAGCGCATAGACATCAACGCGCAAGGCGCACATGCCGGCCAACCTACGCCGCTTGCGAATCGTGCGGTTTACCCTATCAACAATGACGCGCATCGGTGCGCCGCCGACGTGCGCGGGGTCCAGGGAGAAAAAGGCATCCCATTCCATGCCGCGCATTGCCTCACGGATGGTCTGGTCGAGGAAGTCTTGCGTGTTGCGTCCGGGTCGGTTGCCGGAATCAAACGCGCTGAGTTTTGAGTTTGTGCCGGCCTTGAAAACGGTGTATGTGCCACCGTCGAGCTTCACCATGTCGGGCCCGGTCTTTTTATTGTCGGTGTCGAACGTGGCGGATTGCGCTACGATGGCCTTTGATTCATCCACGTAGCCCTGCTCGTTTTCCTCGATGATGCCGTGGCTTGAAAAGCCCTTTTGGGCAAGCATCTCCAGCCGTTTCCACTCACGCACGTCCTGCCAGTCGAACACGGAGGATGCCAGCATGGAATAGCCGCGCACTTGGCCGGGGAACTCAGGGAGGAATGCGGGGAACAGGTTGCGCGAAGAAATGTCCCGGTAATCGCTCGAGACTACGGGGTCATCGTAAACACGGTAGGCGATGGCGCGCCCCTGGTCGTCCAGGATTGCCCCGTCTATCATCGGCGCATCCCATTCAACGGCGGCGGCGAAGGTGAACGGCAAATTGTCGTCCACGAGCTCGTCATCAACGAAAAGCTGATTGCCGATGAATTTGACGTGCGCAATTCCTCCGGTTTGGTGGCGGCTGCCGACGCGGTGAGAGCCAATCGTCTGGATTCTTGGGTTGCCCGAGTTGTCCTGGGTCAAAAGCGTGAACAACTCGCCGTCAACTACCCCCATGATGATAAGGGTTTCGCAGTATGACTCGTAATTGTAAGGCCAAGACTGGAGGTCCATGACCTTGTGAAAGCCGTTCAGCCAATCGGTTGCATCCTGCCCCCAACCTTCATTCTTGCCCTCATAAATCGGGTTAAATGGGCTAACGGCAAGATTAGCCTGCTCTTTTATCGCACCTTGGAGCGCGGGGATGCGCCAATACATCGTTCTGCCGAGGCTCAGGAGTGTTCGTCGTCCTTGAACTGAGACAACCCTGTGGAAATCGTAATCGACATAGTTGACCGTCTGCCGGTCCTGCGTCTGAACCGCGGCCTCGATCAGCGTGTTGTTGAATCCGTAGGAATAACCCTTCTGGACGTTGCGGAATGGGTCTGCGGCGGCCTGGATGCCGTTTGAATGGCCATTTCCGTTCGCCGTGCCGTTGTTTCTGAAACGGGATTTGGCGACGTCTAGGGAGTTACGCAGGCGGGCCATCGCGCTAGGTGTTCGTGCTGGGAATTGACGTTGAAAACACCGTTCTGAACGAGGTTATCGGGGTAATCTGGTCAATCGGGTAGTCCTCGGGTGCGAGTTTGTTCAACGCGACCAAGAGGCGTCGGATTCTCTCCGCTGCCTTGGTATCCACCTCGCTTTGAACCAGCACGTTGCCGTCAGCGGCACGCACGGTCATCTTGCCGGCTGATAAATCCCGTTGTGCGGCGGATAATTCTGATTCAAGCCACTTGCGGTCTTTGCCAATAAACGGATTCCATGCCATTCAAGCATGGAAAGCCGTCAACCTTACGCCAACCCCTCCCAAAACTTAGCCAGCGGTTCGAGGATTCTGCGCCATATCGCCCGCCGCTCGCCCGTCCAGAACTCCTGAGACTGCGCTTGCAGCCAGGAAATCAAATCGCCAGCCAATTTGCTGCCGAGTTTCATCAGGGGGCCATCGGATTCAAACCCAGGCTCTTTGGCATCCTCGCGTCGGATGCGTTTTCGGAGTTCCGACACAGGCAAATCATCCGTTTCGGCCTCTTGCAGCCACTTCTTTTGTTCCTTCGGCTTCAATGGCGCAACCTCTTGAAAGAAACTCCACGGAAGCGCAAATGTTCGACGTAGTGACAAATGGACTGAGCATGAAACCCATGATTTATTCCGCACATTGCTGTAATCGAATCCATTCGCCTCGCAGAATTGCTTTAAGAGCCCATGCTTGCGCCAGCCGGTTTGGTTTTCATCCCCGGAACCGAATGCCGCCCAGTCGCCAATCCACCATTGAATAACCTGTTCAGACCTTAAAAGCCGTCGGCCAATGTCGGCCCAGTCCTGCTCGCTGAGGTCGTCTGGTAGCTCCAGGTTTAGCGGGTTGAATCTCGCCCCTTTTTGGGCAAGCTCTGATTCCAGCACTGATTCACATTTGATTGTTTGTGGTTCTAGTTCGGTGGTTGTCATTGCAGTTTTACAGGTCTACGGTTCGATAGCCTGAATTTCGCCGCGTTGTCCTCGGTGAGCATGTAGCGCGACGGCGGAAGGTTGAACGTCTCCACTATCTCGCGGCAATACTTGCTCACGGTGGCCTTGCAGACGCCAAAGCGGCGTGCAAACAGCGTCATGGACAGCCCGTCGGCTTCACCGCTGCCGGTTGCGATTAGGAAACAGTATATCGCAAACTTGCTGTTTTTCTTGGACGCGAGGTAGAGCAGCAATCTCCGATGAAACTCGGACACGCTCATGGATTCACCGATACTGTCCGAGCCAGACGATTCCACATTGGACTCGCACGATGGGCAAACAGCGTCCACTTCATGCTCGCAATGCGGGCACCAGGCTTCGAGGATGTGTTCTGATGGGTGATCGCACGTTGAGGCGCGCGGGAGTTCAGCCGGATCGTGGAATAGTGCTAGGTCGCTCATGGTGGTGGTGGTTCATAAAACGCGGCGGAATTTGATTTCATTGATTGTGACAGTGCGGCAGTTATCGGGAAGCGGGTTCGCCAGTGTAATATCGCACGTTACATAATCCTCATGCTGGACAATGAAGTGCGCTTTGCCGAGTTTTTTAAACTTCATTGACCGCTTCAGTCCATCCCCAAATGGAATCGGCTCGCCGATATAAACCATTCCGGTCTGCGCGTCGTTAATCTGCTTTGCGGTTTGGGGTTTCACGCTGTGGAATCAAAGAACTTCAGCCAGCCGGCGTTATCGTTTAAATGATCCCACGCATAGCCGACCTCGGTAAGGAAATAAGCCTTCGGATTGGCGTCGGATTGCATTAAGCCGGCATCGACAGTGACGCTGATGGCCGGCTTATCGTCGATTGAGATTTCAACTCGTATGATTTTCACGCTGCCTCCTCCATTTTCTCCTTCTCTGATTTCGTTAGCCTCTCCATCGCCGGGTCTGGCAGGCAATCACGCAGAATCGCGCCAAGGGTTTGCATGTTGGCCAAGTCGCGCGCGTGATCGTTCTTAGACTCCTTCCACCAGACTTTAGTTTGCCCGGTTTTGGGGTTGTATTCGCTTTGTTTTATGCGGCTACCCATCTGTGCGGCATACTCCTTTTCCATCTCAGGGTCTTCGGAGTTCTGGGGCTCCATCCAAACGCCCTGGTCGATAAGGCGCTGAACCTGCTGGTTGAGTTGATATTTGGAGAAGAGGATAAGCGGGCAGCGGCGCCTGCCCTGGTCCGCAGTGCCGCTCCCCGGATCTGCCCAAGTGAGGGGCGCGTAACACTTCTGAAGTTCATAACCTTTTGGGCCTTGATGTGTAAAGGAAAACTTGTCGTCTCCCTTCACAGCGCGCCATCCGAATTTTATACAGGCGATGTAAACGCCGTTGTCGCCCTTTGGCAAGAATCCCGAGTCGCAAAACGTGTGATTGGGCGGCACTTTGAACTTCTCCCGGATGCGCTCACACTCGGCAAAACCGTAAGCCTTGCCAAAGCCCAGCTTGCGCGACTTCTCCAATGACCATTGGCGCACTGTCCACCAAAACAAATCCTCCTCTTGCCGGTCGAGGGTTAGAAACCGCGCTTTTTCTTCCGGCCAATCGGTGTTGATTTCGTAAACCTGCCGGCCAAAGTGCAGACCGCCGCGCAAAAGTGATTCCTCATCTTTGTGCATGGCCCTGCGCTTTTGATAGAACTGCAACTTCGGCTTCAGATCGCCACGGCGTTCCGCGTTACAGGCATCGAGCCAAAGGGTGATCAATTCATCCCAGGGGTAATCAATCACCGCTTCCCAGTGGAATGACTTGCGCTTGCGGTTTTCTTCGGTTGCAAGCTTGTAGCGTCCAGTGCGGTTCCATTCGCTTTTCGTGCGCGGTGTGTCTAAGACCGGCCCGTTGCAATGCGGACATTCGAAACGGCCGGTTCCTGCACATTTAGCGATGTCGTAATCGCCGTTTGGCAGCATTATCTTGTCCCAAGTGATGCCGTAAAAGCTGCCGTCCGCACGTTGGCCGGTGAATATGGGCTCGTAGAATGCGTTGCACAAAGGGCAGGCGGCTTCCCATTCGTGAACCGACCCTCGGCGATACGCGCGGCCCCATGCGCAATGGTCCATCTCAACGCCGTCCTTTGGACCTCCCTGGCTCACCCTGAGAATCTTTGAGTTCTCGAGCTTTTGGAAATCGCCAACGCGACCCTCAGCATCCGCCATCTTGTCGGGATAAAGCCAGCATTCGTCCTCAACGAGAAACCGGAATGCGTTCGTTTGCAAATTTCCTATAGATGGTCCGTTTACGTGCAAATGATTCCCGTCGTTAAACTCAATCTTGCGCGCGGTTATCTTGAAGCGGTCGAGTGAATCAATCTCGCTCCTTATCGCCGGAACACTTTCGAGTGTAGGCATTAGCACTTTGGTAAAGTGGTCATCGGCTATCGGGTCGGTTTGCAAAACAAACATGACCGGGCCTGGGTCGTTGGCGCGTGTCCACGGCACCCAAATGTCGGCAATTAGTGTGCCGCCGCCGCGGACTGGTTTAAGGATGTTCACCTCGCGCACATGGTCGTCTTGAAGCGCGGCTAACGGCTCAATGAAATGACGCGAGCGTGAAACGTCGAATGGGCCAGTTATGGTGAGTGGTGCTTGCAGGTCGGTGTTGTCCAACGCCCATTCCGGTATGGGGCGAAGGTCGCGTCTGCGCCAGACCGATTCCCAGGCATCGCGGATGGGGGTCATTTTGGAAGCCCCCGAATATCACTAAGGGCGGCCTGAATTGCTTTTATTATCAAGTCTCTTTTCTCCAGCTTCCGGCGCAGCAACCGGACGGTGTTTGTCAGTTCGCCAACATCACAAATTAAAGATTTAGTCGTGGGTGGATACCTAACACATTCCTTAATGATGAGACGCACCAGGTTTTCCCAATTAGCCTTTGATTCAACGCTGAGCGACCTAAATGGAGTGCCCCATTGTGTCAGAACCTTTTCAATCCTTTGGTCGAGTTTTGATATTTTCTTTTTCATTCCGGGAACTCCTTCGCCAACGCCTGACATTCGGACATAAGCAGGTCGTGCAACCTTCGGCCATACACACGCGCTGCCGCTGGGTCTAACCCTGCGACGACAGTTGGAAATTCATGGACCAGTTTGCTCTCACAAATGGACGAGACTTTGCCCAGCGCGCGACGAATGGCTGATGCCATCTCGGCTTTGAGGACTAACTTGCCTTGGTCTTTATCGTTTTTGATTCGCAACTTGCGGATTTCCTCCTTTGTCTTTTCGTCCTTCAATGTCAGTGGTCCGTCACTGGATGCCGTGACATCGTTGCGGCTCATCCAGTCCAACAACTCTTTCTCGAGCACACGCGAACCGACGAAGGCTTTGCAATCCGGTGATTCTTTGGCGGCGCGAAGTGTGTCTTTGGAAACGCCGAGTGCGGAGGCTGCGGCGCCCATGCTGTCGAATGTGCGATGGGATTTTTTAGACATTGATGCGGATTAACAGCTCCGGCTGGTGCGGAATAATGCTGTCGTGTTTTGTTAAGTTCTCCAAGACGCGCAGTGGCCGCATGTTGGAGAAATGGAATGCCCGCCTTTGATCGGCTGGGTCGGATAGGTTGAACTTTGAAACCGGGGCTATGTGGTCAATGTGCCAAACTTTGCCGAGGTTATCCCAGCGCATCCCACGTTTGAATTGGGATTCAATATGCGCCCGGAACGTATCGAAGTCGCAGCCGATTAAGTCTGCGGTCTTGCTGTTTTTACGAAGGCCGACGCATTTCAGCGCCTTATGGATTCTAGCTTTGAGGCGGTTCCTGAGGAGATAGGAAGCGCTGGTTTTCTCGTATTTCAACCTAATGCGCCGCCTGACCGCCCTACCAGCCTCACTCCTGGCGTATGCCGCCGCGCGGGGATAACTGGACGCTGATTTGCATCGCTCTGAGCAATATTTGCGCGTCTTCCAGGCTTTCTCGGGGAGTTCAGTGTTACAAATTGGACACAGCCGAATTTGGCTCATAGCGCGTTTATGACTTTTTTGCACATTTGCGAACGAATAGAGGAAGTTCGGGTAACCTGCTCCCAAACATTTTTGAAAAGATTCCTTGAGGGCCGCACGCCACGGCTAATGAATTTGTTGTGGCCCCCATCGGCTTAGGATGTCCGTTAGGCAAGCAGCCGGGCTTTCAGAGAACGCCTCTCCAACTTTGATCATTCGCTCGACTTCGGACAATGCTCGGTCGAGCAAGTCTGGATGTTTTCGCACATGATGCGCCCGCCACATGCCACCGCACCTTTGCATCTCATCTTCACCTAGTGCGTTCCTCAATCGGGACATCAGTTCCCTTTCTTTAAAGCGATTAATCGGTGAACGATTCAAAATGCCGTTTTCGGCATCGTTTAAACGCTTCTGATCTCTGATCTCTGACTTCTGACTTATATCGTCTCCCGCGAACTTCGGCGTTACGCAATCGTTATTTGTGGCGTTATGTCTGAATCGCTTCTGTCGTAAAGCGCTCATCTTTCGCTCTTTGTGCTCGCGGAACATGCGTCTGTTTATCACAGTATATACGCCGTTACGCTCCGTAACGTCGGCAGCTCCGGTGGTCTGAAGATCGGTCAAGGCGAGGACAATTTCGGCGGGAGAGCAGCGGGCAAGACGGCAAAGTTGTTCATCCGTCCCACGCAGCACGCCTTCGCGGCCGAGAGAGTGCATAGCCCCAAGCAAATCACTCCAGACGCCGCGAGTTGCGCACGTGCAAAGAGAAAGTTGAGGGTCGTTACGCCAGGCGTCAGGGAACCATTTCGCCCATGGCAACTTTAGAGCTGGCTTTTTAATCGGTTGAAATCGTGGTGGTTAATAATCATCGTCGCTTCCTTTTTTGGTCCTTTCTTTAAAAGCTTCCTCGAAAAGTCCGCGCAAATCTACACTGCTTGTTCATAATCGTTGGCCTCCACTGCTTGTAATTATAATCGCGGCCTGCGCGTCCTTTGAAAGCCGACCAAGTATTTGCGGGCAGGTCAGCATTTCTGAACCGTAGGGTCCACCGCACATGCACTTGCCGTTCGGTCCAACGATAATATGGAGTTTTTCTATAACATCACAAAGATCAAGAGTGTTTGTGCAAAGTCGTACGGCAATTCGCATCTCATCAGTTTCAATGGTGGGGTTATCGTATGGCGTGTTCATGGGTCGTAGCCTCCTTTTCCGGGGATGCACAAATTTGGCTTACTGGAATGGCAGTCTTGGACGTGCCGGTGATAAGGGCAGCCACATGCGCGCCAGGTCGCTTCTTCACGCTTTTGGGTTTCATCGGGCACCCGCAAAATCGACAGAGTTTATACTTCATTTCTCACCTCGCGTGGACACATTGGAGTGGTCGGGGGTTGGGGTCGCTGACAAAGCTTGTTCCATCGCAAACCACGCGGAGGTGAATTGCTCGCCTTGAGCTTCCTGTTGGTCTGAAGTAGTTGGGATGTCTTTCTGAAAATAGTTTCGCCAACCGATTAACGCCTCCCGCAAAGCCTGGTTCTGTTTTTCCAGAGACTCCACCTTAGCGTGTTCCGCCTCAAATGCGGAGTGGCCTGCGGAGGTGGAGGAGGCGAGGGCGGCTTTGAGGTTGGCGTAGTCCTCCGGTGAATGCCAATCTTCGTAACCCGTCAGAAACGCTCCGAGTTTTTCGATGTCCTTATCCGCTTTGGCCAACTGCTGATCGCGCTGGCTAAAGGCCGATTCCAGTTGTTCGCGGCTCCAGGATTGGATTGTGGCGAGCGGTGTCATTTCGCGGGTTGCTTCTCAGGGGGCAATGGGGAATTAGTCCATTCTTCGCCCGTTAATCGCTTCCACTCGGTGCGCTTTTCATCCAACCATTTCCTGACGGTTTGCCTTGCCCCTTGAGTTTCTGGCTCCAAAGCCTCAGTTTGGCGTATCGCACGCTCAAGTCGTCGCGTTTTCATTTGTTCATCGAATTAATCCGCTTCTGTGCGTTGCGGGCTTGCTTGAGTTTTAGTTGCAGTTCCCTGAGGCTGGCACCGCACCTCGCGCAGGTGTCGCCATCCCAAATGCCGCCATCTCGATTGCACCAGGAATGGTAGATTCTTGGAGATTTACAAGGGAAGCGTGCCGGATGTTTCACTTCTCCATGCTCCTTATATGCGCTTCGAGGTTGGCGATGCGCTGCTCCAAAGCGGCAATCGTTTTGTTCACCAGCGTGCCATCGGGCTTGATGCGCAGAACTACGGGGCCGGGATTGTTAGCGCCAGCCTGGCCGATGCCGCGCATGGGGTTGCACAGAACCAAGTCGTAGGAACCTGCCGCCGGCTCCATGCCCAGACGCCAATCGAATATGCCGCTGCCCTGGTGCCAATGGAGCCAAGCTGACACCGGGTTGTCGTCGCGCTGTATCGTGAGCCTGTCCGAAGCCATCGAGCGGCCATTCAGGCACACGCCATCCTGTTGGCTGTAGAGATTTTTCCAAAACCTGTCTCGTTGTTCCTTGTTTATTTTGGAATCCCCGCCTTCGACTTCCTTGGGGCTGAAGTCGCCTACGGGCAGGATTGGGGCGGGTGTGGTCATGGCATTTGCGGCTTAACCAGTTTTTTCTTCCAGAGATTCAGAGTCTCTATGAGCAGTTGAAAATCATCTTCGGACATGGGGAATGGGATGCGGGCAACCATGCCGTTACCTACCAAAATCGGAAGTTCATTAAATCCCCTATCTGGTTGGCCTTTAGGCATCATGCCAACTCCCTTTCTTTGGCCGGCGCTTCGACGATGGATAGGAACGTAGCAAAATCGCACACAATCCAGACTGTGAATCCTTGCGACTTCATCAGATGCGCCCATATCGTTTGGTCAACGCTCAACTTCCCATCCTTCGCCTTGCACTCAATGCAGATCGCGCTGCCTTTGTAAAACACCGTGAAATCTTGGCAGCCCATGGCAATTCTGCTTTTCTGGTCGGGCCTCGCGTGAATATACGGCACCCGAGGTATTCTGCTGTTGCACCAAATCATTATGCGATTGTGAAGCGGGATTTCGCGTTCGACTTCGGCGCTGCGCGGCGGCTCTTGGGTTTGCTCACCAAGTCGCATTTGATGGGCGCGATATTGTTCGGGTGTCCAGTTCATTTGATTGGTCGCAGCCAAGTCATCCAAACGCCGTGTTGGCATTGTGAATACAACAATGGATGGCGCGATATGTCTTTGATTAAAAATCCCCAACCGAACACACGAACGAAGAATAATCGCTGCGAGTAACGAAATCCGACTCCGAATTTATAGAAGCTGATACTCATTTCGCCTCCATGACTTTTGCGCCGAGTTGTATTAGCGCATCTGAAATCGTATTTCGGCCTATTGCGTAAACCCAACTGTTAGGTATAGTGTTGGTATGACAGAAACCATGAAACTTTTCAGATTTAAAACCACTGTGACTTACACCGGCGCAATCCGCACCCCATCCCAATTTACGGATTGGTATGAAGCCGCAACCGAGAATGAAGCCAAGGCTCTTTACGATGAAGATTTGCACCGCTACGGCCTGCCTTTGGATGGAATCACAACCGCGATTGCGGAATGCAACCCGGAGACGCTTAAGCCCGTATGAACTGCCCAAATTGCGGAAAAGAGCTAAACATCGGCGCACTACTCGGCTCCGTGAAATCGAAAGCCAAAGCGAAGGCATCGCGCGCAAACGGTAAACTTGGCGGATGGCCGAAGGGTAAAAAGCGCAAGCCGTCATAATTGAGCCTCCATGACTTTTGCAAGCCGTGCGCAACTGACCATCCATTCAGCAAATGCAATCGGGGTTCGCTCTCGCGTGTTCCGGGACATTAATTGCCAAGTGCGACGGTCGCCGCCTTCAGCTTTTAATCGGAACGGGAGTGTTGGAATTGCGTATTTATCCAGCCCAGAGAACCACAACCAAGTCGCCTTCTCCCTGGAGTCTCCAAACCAATACTGGGAAATCTCAAAAGAATAGCCGTCGCGCGGGTCCATCGTTTCGGGCGCCGCGTAAAGGCAATCAATAGGGCGAGGTAATCGGCATTCATCCCAAAGCCTTGAGTGTGCCGGCTGCTCAACTATGCCGCCCCATGCGCGCACCTGCTCGACACAGAAAACACCGAGCGCGCGTTCGGCATCTGGATTATTGGACTTCGCTTGGTGCGCGCAAAAGGCCGACCAAAGCCGGCATGGCGGGTGAGCAACAACGGGCATTCCACCATCAAACGTTCGCGCATCCCGATCAATATCGAAGCACTCCACGCCGGGAACCGACTTGTAAACCGATTTGCGGGCACAACAAAGGACTGCCACATCAAACGGCACTTTGCACCCCTTTCTCCTCCGGCCAATCCGACTCCGCACAATCGCGGCACCCAATCGCCCGTTCCACCGTCGCTATCAACGCCTGGCAAACCTTAACTTCCACATGCGCAGGGTGCGACGAATCGCCACGGTTGCGAAGAGACTTGGCTTCGTGCGCTGCGAGCCATTTGTGCGCGAGGTCCAGTTGTTTTTCTAGGCTTGGTTGCATCGGTTGAATAGCTCCATTTTCAAACATGCGGGCGAAAACCAGATTCGTTCCTTCGCGCTATTCTCTCGGCCTGAGCCGTCGCCTTGCGAGCCGTATCCACCGCGAGCTTTCCATGGTACGCACTCCCAGGTTTCAGGCATCGCGTGTTCGCCTTCGTAACCGCAAAGCGCGATTCTCAGGTCGGGATTGTCGCCATTGGCGATTGCCCAATCGCGGACGACTGCAGAACAATCCGACTCGACGGAATAACAATCAGCGCGGTCGGTAGAGTAGGGCGGGTCAAGGAAAACGCCGGTTAATCCGTGCTTAATCGTGACGGACTCGCCTAGGACGCGATCCCATTCGCCGCAGCACACGCGAGCTTTGCGCAAGCGGTTTGAAAGAGCTTCGAAATAACCGTAAATCCCATTAGCGCGGGCCGCGTTGATTCCGAAACCATTCGTTCCCAAATGCGGGCGCTGTTTCCAATTCGCAGAACGCTCCGCGTTTAATCCCATCCCCGCGTCCCCAAGGTGCGGCAGTTTCCGGTTGATGCCCATTCCCGCGTTCCCAAGGTGGGGAACTTGTTCCGGTTGATGCCCATTCCCGCGTTCCACACACCAACCAGCCCCAATCCACGAACAAAGCCCCCAAACCCACCATCCCGCCACCTTCGCGTCAAAGAACTCAGGATCGCTCCGTAATGACTTCAGGCGGTCTTTTCCGGTGGAAACAAGCCAACGGTGCCGCGCAAGCAAATCGGCTTCACTGACGGGCCAATCCGCCCATTTGGCTGTCTCTGTAGGGTCGCATTGGATTGCACGCCAGAAGTTTGATAGATAGGCGTCTTTGTCGTTTACAGTCTCGGTATTGGCATCGTGCGGACGGGCTAAAAGGACGGCAAGACTCCCGGCGAATGGTTCAACGTAGTTTTGGACGTTGCCGAAGCGTTCCCAAACGACATCAGCCACGCGGGATTTTCCGCCGAACCAAGGAAAAGGAGCTGTGAGAGTTTCCGCCGTCATTTCCTATCCTTCTTCGCCCGCCTGGACGCAATTAAATGCCCATCGTGCGCCTTTAGCCATTCGGTCATGGCATACTCGTAAAAATCTCGCGTTCGAAACTTCATGGGCACTGTTAATCGCCAGCTATCGCCGCACGCGCAGGAGAATGTTATGGGCCAAATCATTTCGCAGCGCCCCGCCTTTTACTTTCAAATTCGAAGCGCCTTCTACACGTCAGGCATACCCTCCCCCTCTGCGTAATCAGAAGGTTATCACCTGAAAATGGATGACCCCATTTGCAATGAGTTTTGCTTTTTCGTGCGATTGCTGAAGCCGCGTTGCCAACACCCGAGTGTAGTCTTGCGATTTCCTTAAATCTTTCCGAGCGCCCATCGACCGATTGGTGGCACGACGAACAAAGAAACTGAATGTTCTCAACCGAATTATTTAGAGTATTACCATCTACGTGGTGGCGCTCGATTCTACCTGGTTTGCCGCACCCCGAGCAGACGCCGGGGGACTTAAATAGACTTCTAGCCCTAGCCCTCCCGGCTGATGGCTTTGCAGAATCACCTTTCCACCTATGATGCTGCGGACCAAATCTCTTTCGTTTTTGAATTACATCGGGCGACATTTTGAAGCCCAGCGGAGCGCCCGGTCTGAGTTTTGGAACGTCAAAGCCGCGCAGTCTCAACCTTGAACGCTGCTTGGCCGTCATCGCCTTAGCTTCCTCAACGGTGTATTGTTTCATAAAATCAGCCCGCGAATCTTCGATACTCCCGGCCAATAAAGGCGCACCCGATTCTTGTCAGCTTCGGCGTAGGAGATGGGGGTCATGTCTTCACCCTGATACATTCACATTCGGAACCAAACGCTAGGCAGGTAGTTGGATAGATAATAATCCGCTTCCCCACCCAATCCTCCGTATCCTTCCCATGTTTGGCCGCGATTGCCTTGGCGCAGCATTTGGGCAGCGGGAAGCGCTTTTCTTTGCCTTGGAACCGCACGACCGGCTTGGCTTTCTTTTTGCCATCAACGCCTGGGACATCTTCGATAGTGACGGATTCGATTATCACCGAGACTTCCTTGTCATGGAGATCGGCCGCATTTAGAAACTCGGAGGGATACATCAGGCGGTAGTGCATAGTTGTAAAACCTCCTGTTGCAAGCGACGCGCCGCAATTTCGCAGTAGCGCTCTTCGATTTCGATACCGATAGCGCGTCGGCCTAAGTCTTTGGCTGCACGGAGGGTGGTGCCGCTGCCCATGAAGGGGTCTAAAATATAGTCTGAGTCTTTAGGTGAACCCCTAAGAAGCAGCTTACTCCAAAATCCTATAGGTTTAGGGCATGGATGGCCGTTTTCCTCTGCTGATTCAGTGTGTAGAATGCAGTCTGGTCTCCTGCCTAATCCGTTCACTAAGTAAGGGTCTTTTCCATAAGCAAGAACAGGTTGCCAGCAACAAAATCCCCAAGGACCGCTCCCGCAACCCGCCGGCGTAACCCACGCGAGGGTCCATGTCGGTTTCGGATACTCGAATATATTACCAACCCCAACCGTCAAAATAGCTACAACCGAATTTTTGATAATCAATGGCATGGATTGTGCAATCGTTACCCTTAATTCTCCAAGCCGGTCAATATAACTGGCATAGTTTTCGTTAATCCCATACGGCGGGTCAGTCAGCACCAAATCAACCTTCGGCAATGTAGGCAAAATCTCCCGGCAATCGCCGTGATAAATCACGATGCCTTTGCCATCGTCGTAATAGGGATTCATAACGCGTACTCCTTCCCGCCTACAACTAGATCGAGTTCCCCAAACTGCGGCACGCTCAACTTTTGCACCTTCTCCGGCCATCCCGGCCACTGTCCGCGCTTGGTGCATTTGCAATACTCGCCATACCACCGGGAATATTTTGTCGCGCCACCTTGCATTGAAGGTTCGTCCAGTTCCATCACGCGAACCGTATGCGGCGGGTGACTCTCAATAACAATGATTCGGTGCGCTGCGGTTTCGCCTGTGATGCAAACGTGTCCCCAGCAATACCAAGCAGCCTGTGCGTCATAGTGCAGATTGCGAGCGGTGCGGCTGAATGCGAAATCATCTAACCGCGATGAGGTTTTGATTTCGACAATCGTCGGCTGTATCGGGTCACCAACCGACGGGGTGACACCGACGTTGAGCTTGTCAAATCGACCCTTGCACCATTGCTGCCCCATTTCATCAAACCAAAGCGCGGATACCTCAGTCCGCCCGATGTCGTTTATGAGCGATTCCGCAACTGAATTACCGGATAAGGATTCCGCCATTGCTTCGGCTGCGCTGGCTTCAGTGTCGTGTTCCATCCTGACGATGGTTCGGCCCTTGGCGGCAAGGATGGCATCGGCCATTATCGCTTTGCCCTCTTTGCTGTTTAGTTTGCATGGCGGGCACACGTAAAAGCGCGAATCCCATTTATCTGGCTCCAGGATGCGACAATGCGCGGCTCCTCCGACTTCCATTTCCTCGGTTGCTTCGGATGGATGGCTGCGACGGTAAGCGCAGTGCATCGGCGTCTTGTCCATTTCCTTCAGCAGGGAGAAATTGACGGCGGGCCATGAACGGTAATCGTCGAATGCCACGCCGTAATAGAATCCAGGTTGTGACGGTTGGCTCATCTATATCGTCTCCACGAGCCCCAACTGTTTCCGTAGCATATCGTCGGTCTTTTGCAACCCACGGCACAGCGTCACAATCATCGTGAGTTCGTCGATGCGGGCCTCGTCCTCGGCTGTCAATCCAACGGCGAATCGTTTATGAGATTTGAGCGTTTCAATCCGCGATTCACAGAACGCCACCACTGGGCTATAGTCGCTCATGCTGCCACCACCTTCTTCTGCTTTGCCTTAACGACGCGAGGTTTACGGGTTGAGAGAATGGCCAGCAGCGCGTCTTTGTTGGCGACGATCCATTTCGCGAATGCGCCGGGTCCAGGCGTCTGGCCATCGCCAGGGTCTAATAATTGGCTCTCATGAGCGGCGAGAATTTCAATCTCATGCAACTGCGCCTCCTCGCGGTTGAGAAATGTCCGACCGTCAGACGTTTTGAATGATTTGCAAGTTTCGATGGCCATAGTGGGATTACTTCGGTTTCTGCACCTTTATTGAGTCTTTCGGCCCGGTATGAATGCGCTCAAACTTGTAGCCGTCAATTTGTATGGATGTCCGTTTAGCTTTGACTAAGGACTTGAATAACGCGGCGGAGGTTTCTCCCTTTTCTTCTTGAGCTGCTTCGAGTTTTTCCAGCGCAGTGCGGAATTTCTGTGCAGCGGTCCCAACTGCGTCGGGCGGTGGCATGTTTGGAAGTTGTTCTGTTTTCATGGGAATTGTGGGTTTTAGTTGACTGCGTGATTCACGAAAAGCAAGATGCCGAGCCTTAGAGTATGGGGGTTTAGTCTAAGACTCGGCTTGTGGGGAGTTGCTGCAATCTGGCGGGTGCCAGAAATTATGAAAGTGTCCCCGGTAATAACCCTATCGGGCCGGTGCACACTCAGGCGCACTCTCGGTTTTCGCATCAATGGCTTATTTGCCGGCCAACCCAGTCCTTTGGGTGCAGCATCATCTAAGCTACTTCCGGGGACTGCTTCGACTAGCTGCTCAGTGATGGGAATTTCAGAAATTCTCTCCGCAACCTTCACCCATATCCGGCGTCTGATTGCGTGAAGGGATTGGCTGGCGGGCAGGTCGCTGCTCCTGCTATGGCCATCCCCTAAAACACTTACGGCGCCGCCGCAGATTAACGGCGATGTTATCGGATCGTCATCCGACTCTGCTCCGATTGCTCTTGTATCCGTGTGATTGCATCCGGACCTTCGCATTACCTCGGGCGCCAATCTCCCGGGTCGAGCAACTTGGTTTTTTGAGGTGTAAGTAGCGTGTCTGCTTTCCACGCCGCCGCCAGCCAAATTAATCCCGCGAGCGCCACGCCACAACGCGAACAAGAATAGGACCGTGAAAAGCACTGCGGTTGCCATCGGGATAATCACGCAGCCCTCGCTTTCATCGCCGCCCGTGCCGCAGCCAATTCGCACGCCAATTTAATCAACGCGCAATTGCGGACGGCTTTAGCCAATCGGATGCAGGCGATATGGTGGTTCATCTCGCAGGCGGCGTAAGGTGCGAGAATGCCTCTACGATTTGCGAATGATTGGGGGTGGGGGATCATGGTGACGGCGTAAAAGTGCCTCCCCCGGCGTGATACCAGTAACTAGTCCCATTGATCTTTATCCAAATGGAATCCAGAGTCACATCGTGCGGAGGAGCGGTAAGCCTATTGCACGATGTAAAAATCAGCGCCAGAGAAACGACTGCCAAGCCTATTGTTCCGCTTATTAAGAGCGGCTTGTAATCCGGTATCCTGACGATTTGAGGCTGTGGGATGGCCTGCTTTTTCATACGTTCATCAATTCCGCATCGCGACGGGAGGGGCGGGTGGCGTGGGGCTGAAAGAGATGCTTCCACGTCGTGCGGTTTGCGATGCGGACAACCGTCTGTTTGGAAATCGCGAATTGTTCCGCTATAGCATCAAATGGAAGCCGGTCTAACAGGGCGTCAATCGCAAGGACTTTCTCGCGGGTTAATTTAGCAAGCGGGGAAGCCTCACCGAGCGTTCCGTTGCGGCCCTTGGCGTCACGGTCGGCAATGTTCGCGGCGTGCGTGCCGACAAAGAGATGCGCAATCGCAATGCAGCGGGTATTGTCGCAAGCGTGGCAAACTTCCAAGCCTTCTGGTATTGGCCCGCAGTTGCGCTCCCAGATTGCGCGATGGGCTCGCTCGCGTTTGCCATCATATGCAACATCGATGTAGCGCCGATTGCCAGGGATAACCAAGCAACCGTTCGGCTGGCGGACAGCGCGGGCTAAAAGGCGGGGGATTAGTTTGGTGAGGGTCATCATCGTGCTTTCGCTTTCTTTGCTGCCCAGTCCTGCAAATCTTCAGGGCGAAATCTGAGAATCTTTGAACCGATTCGGATCGCCTTCAGTTCCCTAGCGGCGACCATGCCTCTGACTGTGTGCTCGCAAAGGTGCAGCCATTTGGCGGCCTGCTTGGTGTTGAGCAGGCCGGAACGGCGCATGGTTCGGAGAATGGTGTTCAAGCGGCTTTTTCTTGTTTCTCGACCCAGGCTTGAACCGCCTCCCTGACTATTTGGCCTTCGTTGGTCAGGCGCTTTCTGGCGAGGTCTGACACCATTTCCTTGAGTCGGATAGGCGCTCTGGCGCGCAGCACGCCAGTCATTTTATCCTGGTCGGAAGTCTCTTTCGGGAATCGTTTTTTCATCGTCGTGCTACGATGTAGCACAGCGTAGCTCAAGGCGTCAATAGGTTTCTGCTTGATTTTTAAACTTTCGTGTGGCACAAATGGCCACAATGAAGAAAGACCCTAAAAATGCGGTAATTCGGGCTAGATGCCCGGATGTTTTAAAACAACAAATCGAAGAAATTGCAAAAATGCAGAAGCTAGACCCATCCGATATTATACGGATCGCTTGCGATACTTATGTAGCTAGGGTTCAAACGGTGCTCAGGGGGCAGATCGCAACGGCATGAAGGATGCCGTCTTGAGGGCGAGATGCACCCGCACGCTTTTTCAAAAAGTGCAGCGCCACGCCAAAGACTTCGGAATTAGCGTCTCAGACGTTGTTTTAAAGGCGGTGGAGGATTACATGATTGCCAATGCCGATGCAGAGCAATTCGTCTTAAAACGGCGGCCTCCGTCAAAAGGCGATTCCCCTCCCTCGTCAAAATGATGGCGCTCATAAGCATTTGTATGTGGGTTAGACCAGTCTCCTTTTTAATTTTCATGCACGACATTACGCCGCAACTGCTAGGACAAAGGCTGTCCATGTGAATAACTTTGGGGGTCGGCAAAACTACGGAGGGAAGTGAATATTAAAACGCAAATAATGTTCCTGGTTGTTGGTGTTTGTCTTGGGTCAGCGCAGACCTATAGGAATCCAAAAAGCCCCAGTCAGTGGAACAAAGACATGTGGGACCTGCAAAAGAAATCAGCCGCAGAACAAGCAGAAAAGGACAAAGCAGAACAAGCGAGGGTTTCAGAAAGCAATAAGGCCACAACCGATGCTGAGAAGTCCAGACAGCAAGAGATCAAAGCCGAAGCTGGACAATTCGGCGCCAGGATGAGGCATGCCGAGTGGCTTGAGCGGTCGACCAACACCGTGCCGAGTCCGGCGAAGGTGTCAGAGCTTTACCTAAAGGACCTCGGCGACTTAAATGTTGCCGTCGAGACCAATCGCAGGTCCGGGACAATCATCTATTGCGTTTCAGGCTGCGACCGAACCAACATCGGTGCGGTGTTCGATTCCTTGAAGCAGATGCCGAATCGCACGCGGATAGCTCAGGGAACGAACTCCGTCACAGTTTCAATCAAGCTTCCGACGCTCCCATGACCGACGGCGTAAGCCCCAAAAACTCCTTCGCCTGCTCTTGCGTCACAATCTCCCTGTAGTGCCGAAAGATAATCTCCTCGCTATTGCCCGATTCCATCGCCACGTCTTTGATTGGTTCGCCAACTCCGAGCGCATACGAGATGAAAGAATGGCGCAAAACATTCTTTGGCCAGTTCCCAAATTCAGCACGCAGCGCGTTTGCCCGCTTATGGTGGTCGCCCGGACAAACGGAGCCATCGGACTTCCGGCAAAGTGTGAGCCAGCCCTCAAGGACTGGGCGGATTTTAACCAGCCGACGCGCGCGGCCCTTGGTTTGGTGCGAGGCGAGCGCAATGTGCGATTCCTTAACGTCACCCCAGGTCAATCGTTCCACCTCGGCCGCCCGCAATCCGGCGAATAGGCTTATAACGAGCCACGCCAAAAGCTTCGGATGTTCGTTGCGGCAGAGCTTTAGCAGGCGCTTGCAATCCTCCACGGATAGAACCCGGGGTGTTTTGTGTTCGATTGTGGGGCGTTCGATTGGCGCAACGGGATTGCGGATAAGCAGACCAGCGCGAATCCCCCAGTTGAACATATTACCCAAGTCGATAATCACCCCGCGTCGGCGCCACGGTCCCCAGGACCGCTCAGAAAGGAATGCGGTTACATCCTCGGTTGAAACGTCGCTGGCCTTGGAGTTCTCGCGTCCGACCTTGAATTGGTCCATGGTTGTCTCGAGCAAGCGGAGGCTTTCGGGCCTGAGTCCCTTCGCACGCTTCGCCTCAAGGAACTTGGTGGCCAGGTCGGATACCGTTGTCCCGCTTGCCGACTTTGCGCCGTGCGTTTCCCAAAACCTCAAGGCTTCAGCGATTGAATAGCCGCGTTCCCGCGCCCGCCGCCAACAATCTATGATTTCAGCGCGGTCCCGGGCTGGCAGGCCGGACCATTCCTCCCCGTATTTGGCAATCTCCCCGGCGATGTTCTTTGCGAACTTATTGGCAGCTCGGAGCGTCTTAAAGAACCGGCGAACGGTTTTCCCGCCAGAACGCCACGTCACCCGCCATCGGGTAAGGCCGTGATAGTGAGCGCGGGAGACTTTCACGCATCCGCTGCAATCCGCTGCACATTTTCTTGACAACTCTGTATAACTGCATTACACGTCATATAACGAGATTGAATGTGAGGCACATATGGAGCAAGCCGTAAATACCGAATCAAGGCCGCTCTCAACCCTGCAAATAGGGCCTATTGGCACGAATCCCGCTTTATCTGCAAGAGTAGGTTCCTTGTTTTGGAGGGTTTCGGAATTAAGGGCTAATTTCGAGCGCATCGGATTTCCGCTGCACTTTCGCTGCACATTTTAGGAGGAGTGGGCATCGCGTGGCACAAACCAACAAAGACTAGCCGCCCGATGCTCGCATTTTTAGCGAACAAAGGAACCAAATGACAACCAAGGAACAGGAAAAACTGCTGGCGATAGAGGATGAGGCCATAAAGGCACTCAAAACAGTCCACCGGCTACAAAACGAAAACCGTATTTTGCTGGCTGCCATCCAGGCGCTGCGCCGTTGCGGGGGAGTTGCCGCCTCGCGCTAGACCGGATGATTCGGTGTGGGCGGGTGGAACGTCCGAGCGTAAGGTGGAGTTGGCGGTTTAGTCATGCCGCTTCTGAACCACTGGCGCGCGCAATAAAATCTTCTCTTGCGCTTTGGCGAGCATCCATTCAGCGCAACGGTCGGGTGTCATGCCCAGCGGCACTTCATCCCAATCGCAATAAATGATTTTGGGATGTCCTTCGCCTCTCTCGCAGTCGAAAAGCTGAACTGTGACGCGCATCTTCAATTTAAGTCTTTTCCGGGTTGTGGTAAAAAATAAACTCGGGATTCAATGGATGCTTTTCGCTCTTGGTGCTGGCGGATTTGTTCTTTCCCACTCGCATCGTGAAGCCCAGGTCGGCCACCTTCTCAATCGCTGATTCCATGATAGCTCGCGCCAATTCCTCTTTTCGGCGGACAAGCTTTTGAGTTGCACCAAGACGCGCCCAATCCTCAAAAGTATTTCGGCTCATTGGATACACCGCGCCCCGGAGGAGGCCCCAAGGAATTTAAGGCCCGTGCGACGCGGAATCGCACTGGGGCGCAGTGTTAAACTCATGTATTCCGATCGCGCTCGAAGGCTTCAGCCCCGCCGATTCTCACACCTTCGTAAATCGCTTCCTTAACCGCGATGGGCACGGCGAGCGCAGTCATGCAATCGAGAAGCAATGTGTCGCAAGAATCCCGCGAAAGCATTGCTGGAACCCAAAACCCGTTTTCGAGTTGGCGAAGCAGTTTGTTCCGATAGGCAGCATCATGAACGACCGTTCCAAGCCACCAATTTCCGAAGGGTGCCAAACCAGAGGACCAGAGCTCCTGCGGAATACTCGCCCCGTCGCTTTCCGTGCCTGCTGGAACTTGGTAATGGGCTCCTTTATCCGTGACGAGTTCAATCGGCTCCTGGGTGACAATGTTGCGCCCGTCGGTGGTGCGAACGAGAAGGTCGTGGCGGGTTTTAAAAACAATCACGTCTTTGACCTCCAGCGCCCCGACCGCCAGCGTGGTTGGAATATGCTTCTGAACGAACGAATCGGGTTTAACGCCTTCGAAATAATCGGCAATAGATTCGGCTCAAGGCTGGCAATTCCAAGAAACTTGTGAACGCCAAGCCAAAACCGCCGACTAACTTCCGACGGCTCCCTGCTTTCAAATTCGAATGACGAGCAGTTCGTAAATGCGAACCGCTCTGGATAGCGAAGCGTTATTGTCGTGATGTTTGCGTCAGCGGCAAAGAGCCCTGACACATACCCAGTGCCGCGACAGCGCGGACAGGTTGTCATTCCGTCTGGTGGCATAAATTAAGGAACACCGACCGCCTTCCTCAGCGCCTCGCCCACTATATTCCCAACGGCACTCCCGCTGGCCTCGATGATTTGTCCCGTTGCCTGGTCCACTTTGATCCTAATCGGACCAGCGTTAAAAACGCTGCCGCCTCCGAGCGCATTCTGGTTAGTGTGAATCGCGGAGAGGGATTGAACGTCACTCGTCGTGAGCAGAAACCACCCGCCGCCCTTTTCAGTGTCGGTCCATGTTTCAATCGCTAACAGGCCATCATCGCGGCCTTGGTAGGTGCGCAGCTCGCGGGTTGTGATTGCGGCGCGATGGGGCACGGCGCAGCCGCATAGGACCAGGCATGCCAAACAGAATCCGATTAGATTCCAATTGGATTCCATTTAATGCCCCGACAATCCCACCGTCAGCCCAGAGTAAACCGCCTGCGTCATCGCAATAGCGACTTGGCCTCCAGTGCTCGCGCCATACTTCATCAATAGCTGTTGCTCTGCCGCACTCAGCGACTCGATAAGCATCGTTACCTGTTGGGTCAGCGCGGGATTGCCTTGAGCCTTCAGCAATTCAATGACGGTCTGCGTGGTCTGCGGATTGGTCCCGTTGAGTATGCCGCCAAGTGCGACCTGTGCATTCTTCAGCGCTGATATTACGCCCGCGTCATTGTGCGTTGCGTTAATGGTGGTGTTTACCGCGATGGCTGTTGCTACCTGCGCCGCCGCGCAATCTAGCGCCAGGATGTTGGTATTCACGGTCCAAGTGGTGTTCGTGGTGTAGCCGTGGCCGGGGTTGCCGGTGACTTCGGTGTTTTTCTTGAACGCGCAGCCGGCGGCGAGCAGGGCGGTGAGTGTTAATAGTGCGAGTGCTTGTTTCATTGCTGTGTATTTTTAATTGGTGGTTTAACGGTGGATCGCTGGACCGAAAACAGCCCAGCCTAAAAGTGCTAGGAGAATCCAGAGCACGAGGTTATTGCCAGCCCATTGCATTGGATTGGCCCGATTGGTATAGATGCCGAACAGGAGTCCGATAATCATTATCACCCAAAACAAAAGTCCGATTGACATTTTGATTTTCCTTTCGTTTTACTGCGGTTTGTTTGCCTCGATTGGCACGGACATGGTTTGAACTTTAGCTAGAGGATTGAGGGAAATTACTTGTTGCGGAACGAGCGACCCGCCATCGGCTAGTATCTGCCCCGTGTCACCGTCAGGGGGTAACGGATTGGCCTGCCACCATTGGAGAAAGCGGATTCCTCCGTTGCCGATGAATCCCGCGCCGAACATTTTCAGAAACGGCATGGAGAACAGCGGGAAGTGATCCGAATCCACCAGCGATGCGGTGATTGATGAAATCAGGGCCGATGTCCCGCCGTGGATAAGAACCTCCGTGCCGGCGCGAATCCATTTGCGGGTGCGATTTGTCATGAGTTTGCTATTTGATGATGAAATGGCTGATGAGGTAGCCGATGATTGCGCCAAGTATGCACCAAGCGAAATAAACGCCCTTGAGCCAGCCCATGCGCTCGAGTTCCCGGCGTTCCATCGCCGTCAACCTCGGGACGATGCCCTCCTTTTCGTCGAATAGGGCGTTTATCATTCTAACCTGATTTTGCAGCACTCCGGGCTTTCCGGTGAGATCGCCGCCGAGCACAACGCGGAGCTCCGTGCCGGTGCGATTCAATTCTAATTGCGCTTCTTCCAGATTTTTCACTCTCGTCTCAATGGACGTGAGCGCCTGTTCCATTGTGTGGTCATTCATCGCGGTTTAAGTGGAAGGATCAGTTCGAGACTTTGACGAGTCAAAGGTTTGGCCAACATCACCGCCCCCAGTCTCAGGACCGCTTCCACTTTGGGACTCAACGGATAGCCAGTGACTAAAATGAATCTTGCACCGGGCATAAGGCCCGCCGCCCCTAACGCAAATTCAAGCCCATCCAATCCCGGCATAACCAGGTCGAATAAAACCAAATCAAAATTCTTGTTCTGAATCGTATCCCTTGCCTCTTCGCCACTATGGGCGACGGTTACTTTCACGTTGAAAAGGTTGAGGATTTTCAAGGTGAGTAAAATGTCAGCCGAGTCATCGTCCACCAGGAGGAGCGTCTTTGGCGGTTGGAGCGCACGAATGGTGCCCTCGATGTTCTCCACCGCTTTCCGGTAATCGAAATATTCAGTGTCGGCCATTGCTTAAATCAATCCGGTTTTCAGCGCCCAGCGCGTGATGTTGGCTTGGCCCCAGATTCTTAGGCGGGCTTGACCTTCGGTGATCCCCTGCTGGATTCTTTTCGGGGAAAGTTTTAACCGCGGGGCTATTTCCCGCGCAGTGAAGCCCATTGCCCAATACATGAGGCAGGCGCTCTGAAGGTTGCTTTGAATGCGCTTGCGAATCCGAGAGTAACACTTGCGGCACTTCATGTGCCAGGGGTGTTTCGCTCCGTCGCAAAAAGGGCAGCGGGACGCAACTTTTGTCGCAGGCTTCATTTTCCCTCGATGAAGATGGCGAACAGATTATCAACCAATATCAGCGCCACTATGAGCATAAGAGAATGAACATTATTTGTGCGGCATCGGTGGCGGAGTAAGTGTCAGCGCAAACCCACGGTCCACCTTCAGCCGGTAAAATGCTTCAGGCCCGCCCGGGTCATCGCTGTAGGTCATCTGGGTATCAGCAAATGTGCCTTGGCCGGATACTGATTTCTGAACCGTTAGGACGACAAGCGGCTTCATCGTCGGCGCGCTTGGAACACTGGCGGGCGTGAATGAAACCTCGTTCGAGAAATCGCTTTCCTGTCCACTGGCCCACGCCGTAACGGTGAAGTAGAAAGTCACCCCGCGGGCCGGTAGTGTTATTGTGGCGCCGGTTGATGTTCCAAAGGCCAGACGGTTCGTGTATTGCCGCGGGCCGACTCCGGTGTAAATCGAATAATTCGTGATGTTTGGCGACGGGCTTGGATTCCACGCGAGTTGAATAACGGGTGGGGAATTGCTAGGGAAAAGGAATTGCTGTGCGCCGGCCAGATTGAGTGCGAAGCAGATAAGGGATAGGAGGGTCAGTTTTGTTTTCATTGTGATATTACGGTTAGATTCAAACTTTGAGGCGGTGGAATCGGATTGGTAGCCGTGGCGATTAAGTTCGTCCCGTCCAAGTAGTATTCGACGCGCACAATCGGAGCCGCGCTGCTAAACGGAGTTGCTGACAGAGTGACGGTGTTTGAAATAACGCTGCCGTCGGGCGGCTGGTCAAGCGTAACGGTTATCGGATTGGATGCGCCAAGGTCCATCACGATGCCGGATAAGATGAGGAGTGCGGCGGTTTTCATGGCAGGGGGAATCCCTCTCCATCGCCGCCATTCCAGTCGAATGTCCGGTCACCGGAGGTGAGCACGTAATTATCCCAAAACGCAATCTCGTCAAGTGTGAGCAAGGTTCCGGGAGTCCCGTTGAAATCAAAAAATTGACCACTGCCCGGGTCATACATATCGACGCTCGATTGTGTTGTTGGAGAATTATTGTCCACCTGAATACCGGCCACGCCGCTGCCAAGGTCGAACCAGCAAAAGATTTCATGCCAGTTGCCATCGCCAATCGCGGTGCTCACCAGGTCGAAGCTCAAACTCGCGCCGTTCAGTTGGAAATCAATCTTGCTGTCCCCTCCGCTGGGTGGACTTCCAAAAAGCACTTCCCACGGTCCGGCTGGGCCAATCAGGTTGTCATTGGCTCCGGTCGCACTGGTCTTTATCCAAAATCGCAGCGTGAAGCTGTGACCGGGAGAAAAATTGAAAGCCGTTGATGATCCATAGCGGAAGTCCAGCGTCGGACTTCCAAGGCCAAAGGTGTATCCTTGGCCGATTTTTCCAGTAGCGTCGGCTCCGGTTTGGCTGCCAGAGTAAAGGCTCCAATTGCGAGCCCCCGCGGTTGAGTCGTGCAGGCCGGTGTTACCTGAATCCTCGCAGGCATAATAAGCGAACAGGCTGGACTCGTAGCCGTCGCCAGGAGCGCCGCCGCCACCGGCTGCAGGGCCGCCGGGGGTGATGACGGAAGAAAAAACACCGGAAGTGAAAATGCTCTGAGCGTGCAGCGATAGCGCCGAGACGATGAGTGCGAGCAGAATCCTCATGGGCTGGACGCGGGGAAATTGGTTCGAGTGTTGGACTTGTAGTAAACCCGCAGCCGCAAAATGAAGGCGTCGTAATTCGTCTCTGTATCCCCACCGTCGCCACCATGCCGTTGGATTTCCCAAAGGATTCCATTTGTTGCTGACGGTGAACCGCCGACGGTCAAGGCGGCCGTAATTCCCTCAACGCCGTTTGTCCAGGCACCTATGGCGACGTTGTTGGTGACTCTGGCAAGGCTTCCGAATGTCGGGGTTGTTAGCCCTGTTCCAAACGGTATCGCCGCGGCCCTCGCAGCGTAAACCAGATTGGTCGCCAAGACTGAGTTGGTCCCGGAGCACACAGAGACGATGCCGACCTTCACGGTTCCGCCGTCCCAATCCCATGGCAACGACTTCCTAAACCTGACGGTATTGGTCACCGCCGATGTCCCGTTCGTGTGCCACAAGATCGCGCCTTGGCCGACGTTGGTAATACACCCGAAAGCGCCGAAACTAAGAGTCGCGCCGTCCCCGATATTGTTTGAGAACAACTCAGAGGCTGGAACATCGAAGCTCGTGACCAGAGGAAGATTGGTAAAGACCGAGGCGTCGTCATTGTTGGTAATAGGCCCACCCGTCGGCTGGAAAAGGAAATGGCCCCCGGCAACGTTGGTAATGCGCGAGAGGCCGATGAGATTTGTTCCGGTGCCGGTCGCGGTGAATGACTGCGCCGTCACATTGCTGCCGGTGATTACCACCGCGCTCCCGGAGCCGTCGTTGGTCACAGTCGCCGATCCGTGGAAAACCGGGTTGGTGCTGCCGATATTTGCCGGCAGCTTGCTAACCGCGAGCCTATTTGTGTCAGCGTCGGAGTTGATGTCGGCCATCAAACCGCTATAGACGTTAGTTTTTTGCTGTGGCGTATAAACGTCCGGAACAACGACTGAGATATTTGTCCCAAAGCTATTCGTGACGTAGGCCACGGTGGCCCACCCGGAGGACACGGAAACCGTTAGGGCGGTATCCGCCGCCGATTTCAAAACGACATTCGTTGCCGCGGTTTGACCCAGGCCGACACCGGAGAATGGAAACGTGGCAATCTGGTTTAGGAGATTCGCCGCGCTTCCAGATTGCGTTGTGTTGGTGAGAATCTGAGTCGATGCGTCCGCAACTTGGTTTGTGAAGTGGCGCGTATTGCCGTTCACCGTAAGGGTGTTGTAATTGGACGTTCCCCAAATCGTGTTAGTCAGAGCAACCGTTGCCGTGATGAATGTCGATGCGCCCGCCGAAAGGCAGGCGAGACAGAGAATCAGGATTGAGAGTAGTCGCCTCATTTAGTTCTGGCCTGTAACCCACCAGTTCGCATTATCAGAAACCACGCTGGTAAATTTATATTGCGCCGTGTTCGTCCATGAGGTCGCGCCGTTGATTGTCTGTGCGCTGGTGGTTAAAATCGCGTTTGTTCCGTTGCCAGTGCAAAGGATTGTGAAAACCTTTCCGGGTATGCCGACTGCCGTTGGTAGCGTGGCGCTATGGGCTGCAGATAACAGGATGTAGCTGTCAGCGATGGTTATGGGGTAATTGGCCGCCTGCGTGCTGACATTATTGGTCTGCTGGCTTGCGTTTCCGTAATAGGTGCCGCCGATTTGCAAGTTGCCAGAAAGGAAGTTAGTCGTTCCGGTAGCCGTGACCGTGCCGTTGGTTGAAAGCAAATATTTCCCGGTGACGGCGTTGCTAATAAGCAGAGAACCGTTTGTGTAATAGAGAAAGCTTCCGGTTACCGCGTTACTTGCAACGAACCAGCCAGCCCGAATCAGCGTATAGCTGCCGGTGGTCGAGTTTGTATCGGTGACGCCTCCGCTGAAGGTCGTTGCGCTTTGGCCTGCCAGAGACTTCAGCGTGGAGCTGCTAAGCGTCCAATTTCCGTCCTCGTCCGCAATGCTGGCGGTCGTGTCCATCGTAATTGCGCCCCCACTGCGGAATCTCAAGGTGCGGTTTATATCTTCGGCCCGGGCAAGAAGCGCGATGGAAAGGGCTGCAAGAAAAAGCATTTTGGATTTGTTCATAAATGATTCTGTTACTGGTAAAGCGGTAGTCGGTAGACGGTGGATTCGCCTTGGACTCGAACGGAGATCCATTTTGTCGGAGTCGTTGCGGAACCCACCGGGGCGGTGTTCGTCCCGCCAAAAATAATCTGGTTGGTGGTTCCAGCGAGTGTGATATTCCCATTTGTGCCAAAGGTTATTTTAGAAGCTCTGCCCAGCCGAAAATCCGCCAGGACCGCTCCGTGCGTCGCCGGTGAAATGGTGTCGAAAACATAGGGGGCATCCCCGTTGTCCTGGGCGGGGTCAAGCAGGGTAAATAGAGACGAGCCTTCATACTGCGCAAACGCCATAACGCCATTGGTGCCCGTCGTATAGGTATAGTGCGTCGAAACGAATGTATTTCCGTTTATGCTGTCCGTGGTTGAGGCTTGAAACCCAGAACCAGAATCCCTCGTGCGGGCGTAAAAGAACGAAGATGAACTGGCATCGGCGGCATTGATCTCGATTTTGCTGGAATTGGTATCAACTAATACGGCAGGGGGAACGTTTGCGTCCGATGATAATTTGATTAGAGCTCCGTCATTGGTCCATACCTGCGGGCCTCCCGAAATTGGGGCAAACCGCGCATCAGCCGAAGCCATCGAATAAGCGACCGCCCCAGTTGGCGTGTTCGTGGGCGCCGAGATGAAATCCTTCGCGTTCAGCGTCACGCCCGCATTTGTTTCCGGGAAAGTGTTTGTGAAACTCAGCGTTTGAAATCTGCCGACGAAATCCACCTCATAGCTTCCAGGCGCTACAAGGTTTGTGACTATCAGCGCGCCGCTTGAATTGTTGGTGAAACTGAGCCGGTCCCCAGAGATGATGTTGGTATAAACCATTGGCGCATTTATCGGCGTGATGTTGATTCGCCGCACGCCTTGAGCGTTGAGCGTGAAGTCCGAGAAATCGTAACGGACGTTCACCGGGACTGAGGCGGCCAATGCGCCGAAGCAAACAAAAAACAGGATGATGGCTAATCGGTTCATGGGGACTGCGTATCCAATGGCGTTCCGTCGTTTTCTTCTGACAAGCGTCGGCTGTGCGTGCCATCCGGGCTTTCAATCGTCACGCTCTTTGTCGTGATGTTTTGCAGCAAGGCGCGAACAGTTTCCATTGTGGCCCACGTTTGCCCGGGTGTTGCAGAGGGCGGCGTTCCAATGATGACCGCGCTCGTGAGTGTGACCTGGTCTTGGAAGATGGTTTTGGGAGTGCCGTCGTTGAGGATGATTTGAAGGTATTTCCTAGCTGTCTCCTCATTCGTCAGCAACGTCGTCATTTCGGTCGTGTTAAACGAAACGTCGGCATAGAAAAACGGGTCGCTTGCGTTGGCGTCATTCCCAGTCCACACGTATTGACTCGCGTAAGGCCCGCCGCCGCCGCCGCCAAGATTACCGACGGCAAACTCGATAGTCTTTCCAGCCGTTAAAATCGGCGCGTAAATGGTTCCAATGGTTTGACCTGTCGGCTGGAGGGGGTGAATCCGTATCGCGTAAGTATCTCCAAGGGCAAACGGCGGCATTGCCACAATCGAGGAGTCGGATGAACTCCTGACACGTTGCCGTCGGTCAACGTCGAAATAGAAATCTAACTGGGCCATTGTCCTCCATTGGCGTCTTGTCAACCTTTGGTTATGGCAAAAGCGTAAGCGTGGCCGGCGCGCCCGGGTAGAATCCGAGATCGCCGGTCTTATCATAAAGCCCGCGCGGGCAGTGGATGCCATAGCTGTCGTCGTGCTTCACGTAAAGAAGTCCAAGCCCATCCATCTGCCAGGCCCCCGAGGTGTCGTGCCAAACGCCGAATGAATCCCTTGGCACTTGCCATACCAGCAGGCTTGATCCGGTGTCGGTGTATCCCGCCGATGTCACCCCGAGCCCACCGCTTAGAAATGCCGCGGAGCCGGTCAATGTCCCAGTCGCAGAGATTCCAGCGGCTGCATTTACCCAGGAAATAAAACCCCCGTCGCAATGAAAGAGCCCGGGGTCTGTGATGACCATATGAACCACATTGGAATCGTCGGCGCCTGGGGAATGTCCAATGAATTGGAAGTCTGGGCCGATGTCCAAGCTAGAGATCAGGGCCGGGTTTGCTGGCAAAATTCCAGAGACGTACGCGACCGAACCAGCGCCCACCCCATCGAGTGAGACGGTCGCAACGCTCAGCCTAACGCCAGGGAATATTTCATCAATGGCGACACTTGGGGTTTCTAAATCCGTGGAGGTGACGATGAATTGGAACTTTTCGCCAACGAGAATTGAAGATTTGTCCGTGCTTAAATTGATTGTGCCAGCACCCGATAAAACATGATGGGTGCTTTCCGTTCCGCAATGGTGCGCACTCTCCGATGAAAGGACGTGGCTCATCCGCGCTTTTTAGCCCATTGGCAGGAACGGCCGATAATCAGAAGCCCTATCTTTATAGGCGTGTCATCGTCATCGGATGTCGGCCGAGTGGCGTCCGTCCTCGCCGTTATGGCATGAATAACCAGGCCATCTTTCCAGGGCGGGACGATGCGCTGGTCCTCGGTCGTGCTTCCGTCGTTATCGTGGCGCACACGATTGAATCGCGCCGCGGTTTCAACGTCCCAGTCCTCACTTGGCCCATCGGAGTATGTGAAGGTATGGTCAACCCCAAGGATTGTTTCATCGGTGACGCTTTCGCGGTGTTCGGGTTCCTTTGCGATGTAAATATCCTGCGTTCCCTCGGTATCTCCGTCCCATGAATGCGCAACCAGGTAATCGCCTTTGACATCGCGCAGCAGATACATTTTAACGACTGCGCCAGATGCCATCGAAGTTTGGTCGGGGATGACCGCAAGCCCTTGCGTGGTGTTCCGCATCCCAGTCCCCGCCACCCTTTGCAATCTCAGAACGTGCGAAATGGACTCATGCGAGAACTGTGCGTAAAGCGCCTCAGGGTTAGAACCGTCGGGACGCTTGGGTGCTTGTATGGACATTTAGGCGTAGGCGTAAAGGTTCGTGTTCCAGAGTCCGAGCTGCCATTCGGTTGAGACTTCAACGCGATTTCTGGCGCTCGTGACAAGTTGCGATGGTAATTGCCTCCAGGTCCAATCGTATGGCGCGCTGAACGGCGGTGCGGCGATGCTGCCAATCTTGGCAATCAGCGGCCCCGGCAATCCGAATCCAAGTATAGTCGCAGTGGTCAGCAACTTTTCCGCGGCTGCATCGCCGGGGATTGTTCCGCTGAAGAAATTTGAGATTGAATGCGTGCGCTTAAGGACGTAACCGGCCACGCCGAAGTGCGTCTCGCCGTTTTTAATCATCTGGATTATTGCACGGAGCGCGCCTTCTTCTCCCGGGACAGCCGCAATCGCAGTATTTATAAAAGCGTTAGCCCCATCTGTATCGCCCTGGTCCCATAGCGAACGCCATTGCCTGACATCATCCGATAGCGTCGGAAAGTCGTTGCAGTTTTGCAGCACGAAAGGATTCTTGAAAATCGACTCCTGGACATCGTTGCCGAGCAGTTGCCAATTAATTGCCGCGTCATCCGGCATACCCAGTTGTCCTCCTGAATACGTTGCTTGAATTGTTGAGACGACTGGGCTTAGGTGCCAACTGAATGCAACCCCGTGCGCCATATAAGCCGCAGCTTTACCCGCAAGGCTTTGCAACCCCGCCCCATGAAATGATTCATTAACGACAAGCCCGCGCACCGGATCGGAATCGACGCTTGCGGGCCTGCCGACTGGTCCAAGTGAGCCGTTGATGATGATTTTGCGACCTGCCATCAGAACTCCAATCCGTCTTTGTATCTGCTCCAGGCGTGCCATTGGCCTTTGCCTAAGCCAGTCCCTGCGGCCCATTGCGCGATGAATCGCAAGTGTTCTTCGCTCTTGCGGGTATTTTCCTCGAGCTTGGCTGCGGCGGTTTCAGGACCGGAGGCTAAGAGCAGGTGGCCGCCGAATTTCGACAATGAATCTCCTTCTTCCTTTTGGTGTGACGCCTTTTTGGTCGCCATTTCGCCCTTTAGCTTTTGAACTTCCAAATCTTCAAGGAGTGCTTTCTTTTCGTCTCCTTCGCCAAATCGAAATTCCATCGCCTTCTTTTCGTGCTCCGCAATCTGCTTTTTGATTTCCAATTCCCGCTCCGCTGCGGTCATGGACTTCATCTGATTTTGGAGAATCTTTTCGGCAAGCTGAGTTCGAAGCTTTTCGATTTCGGCAGCATCTTTATTCAAATCGACAGTCGTGGTCCTGGAAAAGCTAAGGCCGCTTTCTGCGGCAGGTTGCGCTTTTGGCCCGGTGAGTGGGCGGCCTTTCAGGTCCGTTGTGGGTGCTGGAATATTCGGAACGTCTGCACCCATCTTCCAGCCGCGATTAATCATTTCGCTGAAGCTGCTCTTGCCGCCCATAAACTCACCTATTGCCGAAATCCTTCGCGCCAGCTTGTCAAACGCCGGGACTGTCTCGCCGACTATCTTTGCGGTTCCGATTGTGAGTTCATTCTTTAAGTCGCGGAGACGAAGCTCAGCCTCGTGAATATTATCTATGTCATCTTTCGGAATCAGGTGGACGGGGCCGAGGTTGTTAAGCTGCTCCATCACGGAAAGAATCTTTGCCCCGCTCTTGCCCATCAACTCCATGCCCGCAACATCTTCTTGGTCGGTGAGTGGATGGCCGGCGGCCGCTTCCCGCATCCGCATCAAAATACCTTCAGCGTCCAGCGCCTGATTCTTTATATCCGCCATTCCTAATCCGAAAACTCCAAAGCCGCCAACTTCGCCTTTTGAAATAGCAGCCTCCCTCGCCTTCTTCAGCCGGTTCATCGCATTGCCAACATCTTCAGCCGTGAGTCCGACGCGGATTGCGGCCTTGTCCCACATCTGAATAGTGTCAGTGGAAACGTGGAACAGTTCCGACAATTCCTTTACGCGGGTAGCAACTCCCACCATTTGCTCAACCATGCTCGCCGCGCTGAATCCCGCGAATGCGCCAAGCGCCAGTTCGCCGATGGATGAAGCGGTTTCTCTCCCGAACCGTTTCGCGGCAAGGCTCGAATCATGCAACGTGTCATTAAACGGCTTTGCGTTCAGCCCTAGAATTGCCATTAATGTCGGCACTGTTCCGCTCCTTTCTTTTCTTGCTCGAGCACAAATGCGTCAAACTCCTCATCGTGCGCGTTGTAGATTTTCAAACCAGCTTCCTGCTCCCAGTAACAAGCCCATCGGCATTTAGCCAATCCGTACGGATAGTCCCACGCTTCAGCCTCGCTAAGTCTCAGATGGAGCATGAGCCATTGGTGCAACCGGAGCAGGAAGGGGCAGCCGGGGATGCGCGAGGGAGATCGTGAAGCTTCGGGCACATCTGAAATTGGAAACTCGACAGTCCCAGCTTTTCGGTATTCAACGAATTTCTTTATCTCCGCTCTGAAATCCAGCTTGTGTGCTCGCCATCGCCACAGCCACAGTTTTAAGCCAAGCAGCGAGTCGAAAGGCATCTTCTCAGCCTCGCGCCAGGACTGGGAACAGATTAGGACCGCTTCGGCTATGTTTTCCGCTGTGCCGGAATCAACGTCGGCCAAAGGGTTGTTTAGTGCGGTGAGGCGTAATTCGTGGCCGAGCGAGTAGGGACGCAGAAGCATCCCCATGACAACTTTCGGGCTTGGCCATGCGGCCTCAGATAAAAGCCGCTCGTGCATAAAATTGAAAACGTCCTGGCGGTTAAGTCTCGATGGCCAGTAATTGAATTTGGGTTCCGGCCCCCGATGCGTTCACGTAGATAGTTGTAGTCGAGGCTGGAACCATGACGATTGCCCCGGACGTTGAACTCGCAGATGGGGCCGCGGGTATCGACGCTAATTTGTTAGTGCCGCCGCTGTCGGAATAAACCGTTACGGAGTGGGTGGTGTCGAGGTTTTCGACTAGGAGCCATCCAAGGCTCGTAACAGATCCGGCGGTCCCGATGTCCAATGCTACGACAGCGGTTCCGATGATTTGAGTTTCCTGGACGTAATTAGTTCCCGTCTGCGGCAGTGTCCAGCTCAGGGACATTGATGGGTGAGCCCGGGTTGCGGTAAGCCCCAGTGTCAGAGTGAAATTGACTACGTTTGCCATAAAAACCTATTAGCCGGTGACGGTTGTGGTTAGGCTGGTGTTCTGCGTGGAATCGTCGTACTTGCGCACCTTCAAACTCATCTTCCCTGCGCCATGAGAAAGGTCGATTGATTCGTCGCCGACATACACATAATCACCGTTGAAGGCGGACACTTTGAAGTTGGCGAGTGTGACCTTGGCGAGTGGGAGCAGGAAAGCAGCAGTCGCCGCAGCCGCTGCGCGCGTTGCGCCAGATGGGGTCCAGGTGATGTCTAGTTCGATGTGGCTGTTTGTCGCAATCAGCGTGGTATCAAATTCGTTTTCGTCCTCGATTGCGGTCAGCTTGAATTTGTGAGCGCCTTTGGCGGTGTCCAAAATGAAAGTGGCATAGCCGGTCATGCTGATCGGGCTTCCCGAATTGGTAATGCCAAATAGAGTGCCCTTGCCGTTTTGGACTTCGCTTGCCATATCGGAAATGGCAAGGCGTCAACAATCAGGATGTATCCCCGGGACTGACGAGCATTTCCAGGTGTATGCAGTCCACCCAAATGTTGCCAAGGTTGCGGTTTGGATGAACCGGATTGAAGCCCTGGCTGACTTCCTTTACGCGAGCGTTTATAATCGTGGCTGTCTCGCCGCCGCGCGCCTGGGTAATCGCTTCGCCCAATCCTTCGCCGGTATTGTTGTCAGTGAACCGGAACAGCTTAAACGTGGCGTCGGTGCGAGACTCAGCATCGTTGCGCGGCCGGTCCTCGGATGCTGAGGGCTGGATTATGCCGCTTGTCCTAACCTCGACATAGCCTTGCACCATTAGATTACCAGAGTAGGGATCGAAGTCCGGTGGTTCGCCTGAGTGGCAGTAGCAGACTGTTACCGGGGGAGTCTTTTCAAGACTCGCCTTCGCGGGCAAAACGTCCAGAGATGTGCCAGCCCCACCGTTTATGATGTAAGCGGCTAAAACGCGGTCAACGACTGATAGGGAAAAGGCCATTAGCGTCGGTTGAACTCAAAGACCGGCTTGGCCATCTCCTCTTCCAAATACTTCGCCATATTGTTGGCTTCTTTGTCAATCCCGCGCTGTAAAGCTGGTTCGCCGTAGCGGATTAGCCCGCTGCGGTGTTCTGAGCGCGATTGGGCTGTATTGATGATGGTGCAGTTAAGATTGTTCGCCGTGGCGGGTTTTACGCTTCCCTTGAAGGCTCCCCGCACGTTTGGGGCAATTCCGCGATTATACCGCCCGCCGATTAACGGCCCGAGTTGCGTAAGGACCGCCGCCCAGCCAGCCCGGATGAAAGCCGCGGACTTCCGACGGCCGCCGAACATGGATTTCAGCTTCTGGTCTATGGCCGCCTGCCAGAACTTGCGACCATTGAATCCGCGCTTTGACTGTATCGCTTGCCAAGTGCGGATGGCGCGAATTGCGCCGAATTTCTTGGAAGCCCGTTTGGCTGCGATTACGAAACCGACCGGGACAAGACCGCTTCGACCGTCTTTGCGTTTGGCGGTTATCTCGCGCCCCAATTCGGCGGCAATCTTTAAGCCTGGGACAACCGGAGTTTCATTAAGCGCACCGAGCGCGGTATAGAAAGCGTGCTTGTTTACCGTCCGGGGCCATGCGCTTGAATAGCACTCGGCCAAAAGCTTCTTCACCTCGGCCTCATACTTGGAAGTGTCGAGCGAGCCGGTTATAGACCCTTTCCTGGACGCCAGCAGGTGTAAACAAGTGAACCGCCAGAGCCGTCTTTGATTATCTGGATTTCGTAAACGACAGCCTCGAAGGTGACTTGCTGATGCAATTCTGGTCCAACTGTCGGAAGGTTTTTCCTTTGCACCGTTAGCTGCAAGTCGCCAATCGGAGACTCGCCACCAGGATTCAAATACTCCTGCTGGACGCGAACGTAGGTGCAGGGATACTCAGCACCATTCCAAGTGAAGGTTGCATTACCTGAAGCCGCACCAAGCTCAAGGCTGGCACGCTGAAGCTCATACTCAAGGAGGCTTAGGATGTCGGTGGGCACCTAATTCCCCCCGAGATAAATCACGGCCATTGCGTCATTTGTCCCAAGCTGCCGCGCGCGCACGTAAGCGTATTTGCCGATTGAGGTAATCCCCGCCGTCGAAGTAGCAGCCACCGCGTTTGTGGAAATGGGGACGAAGTTCGTATTGTCCAGGCTCCAATCAATGATGAATTGCTGCGCAGCCGCCCCGGAGTTTACGCATTGGAAACTGTGATTCAATACGCCTTCGACATAGAGTCCGGTTCCGACCTTGTTCGTGGTTGTGGTCCCGGATGCGGTGAGGATTGTTGAGTTTATAGTGTCGGCGCGCATCCCGGTCGGAAAGCTGGTCGCGTCTGACTTGGAAAGGAATACGGCCGCAACCAAAAGCACCAGGGCTCCGCAAAAGACGATGAATCTTTTCATATTTTCAAATTAAAAAGGCCGACCGACAATTGCCGATCGGCCTTCAGCCACAACCCAAAACAAATCAGACCAAAATCGAATACGTCGCAGACACCGCGGAGCAATCGTCGGTGGTGGCGATATTGTGGAACGCGATGTAACGCTTGGTTCCGGGCGGCAACTTGAAACGCTTCACCGTTGCTACGCTCCCGGTGGATACAACCCCAAGCACGTCCACTTCAATCAATGGCGTAGTGACCGCCAGCGAATTTGAAGCGTCACCGTGGTAAAGCTGAATCTGCAAATTGTTCGCTGTTGTGTGCGCCGCGATGGCCGGCACGGAAACTTCAATCTCGATTTCCTCGGGGTTGAATGGTCCGCTGCCGATGTCGATGGCATCGCTGGTATTGTTGGTGTTGTTAGGCAGCGCCTTGGTGACGGATAGGCCCGAATCACGAAGTAGGCGTGTGTTAAGAACTTGAGTTGCCATAAATTGTGTTAGTAAGGCGTTCCGGCGGCAGTTGCGGTTTCGGTCTGAATTAGCGAATCGGTGACGTGCAGCGGGATTCCGTTGGATTCCATCGGCACGGTCGAGAACTTGAGGGCATCCGTCGCGGTGATTGCGCTGCCGCCAGTGGTGCCGTAAACCGGGGAACGCGAGAGCTGCAAGTAAAGCCGTTGCGCACGGTTACAGAACAAGTGAGTTGGAACAGTGCCGACGGGGAATAGTGCGAGCGCACGGGCTACTAGCGCATCGGTCAACCCGGTATTACTGGCGGTCCCGAACGATACGAGGTTTTTGATTCGGCAAGCAGCCTTGGTGTAATTGAAGGAGAGGCCGACGTAGCCGCTGAGGTTGTTCAGGAAGGCGCGATACTGCGAATTGGTCGCGCTGATATATTGCGGAACCCACTGCTTCAACTGCAACCCCTGATTGTTGCCGTAAATGAACTCGACCGAATCTGGCATGTTTACCACAAGCCATGCGCTCGAGGTAGTGGCCCCAAGTGAGCCCGTCGCGTTCGCGGTAATTTCCATCGCGGCGGGGTCGTAAAGGTAAGTCAGGCCGGCGAAACCAAAGTCGGTCGTGCTGGGGTTGCCGTAATAAACCTGCGTGCCTAGGGCAATAAGCTTCTGGCGAATGATGCCCGAGGCTTCGTTGGCCAGCGCCCATTCCGGGCCGAACTCGGAAGCGTCCAACACCGCTTCGTCGACGCGCATTTGGCCGTCGAAGAAAAAGCATTGATTCACGCGTTGGTCCCAGTTGCTCTTTGCAACCGCAGTGCCTTCGTTGGCGCGACGGAATGTCGGAGCACTTGGAAGCGCAGTCCGCACAAGACCCTTGTAGGTCGTGCCGCGGATTGTCCTGCCGCCAATCACATTGGCTTCAGGCGCGAAAGTTCGGACTTCCTCGATGATGCCGACTGCCGGGTCGGTGCCATTCATCTTGGTGATGTCGAGGAGTGTTAAGAATGAGTCTGCCATAGATTTTTAGCGGTGGTTTTCGACTTTCGTAAATCAGGGGCTTGGAGGCTCCAACCTTATGAGTGCCGCGATTTTGCGGCCGCATTCCAGTCCCAACCCTTTGACCACATCCATTTGCTTCCTAAATTGTGACGTTGTTGGCATATCCATCTGATCGGCTTCGCCCAGGGCGCTGAATAGTTTTTCGTGTGCCGCCTGAATGTCCGAAAGGGCTCGCTTCACCTTATCGTGATGGGCCTCGTGCTGTTCGGCAGTGGAACGCTCATCAACCTTGGTTGCCGCGGCGGACAGCGCTTCGGCGGCTTCAGCTTTCGC